CAGGGTTGTGGGTGCCCCTCTCAATATCTGGCAGCCCTAGCGGATCGCTCATCAGCCAGCTCGGGTCGTTGCTGTATCGGCCGCTGTAGCCGTGGATGACAGACCAATGGCCGCAGGTATCAGAGCCGCAGATCGGCGGTTCACCGCGCAGCATGTTGCCTCGGTGATACCAGCCGACCATCACAGGGATGCCAGCGTCAATCGCCTCCATCACGTCTTCTGCATCAGCGTTGTCCACAAAGCGAGCCTGCAGGCCAAGACTGGTCAGTGCTTTGACGTGAGCGAACACAGAAGTGGTGTCGCCATATTGTTCCCTCACGGCTTCATAAGCCTCTTGGTTGGCTACACGGCGGAAAAAATATGCAACCATCGCGGCGGACGAGGTGAAGCACTTGCGTTCACCGCCAGGCAGGTCAAGTTGTTTGAAGTAGCGAGGCAAGAACACCTCCTGATCAATGCCGCTGGCCTTCCAAGCCTGAAACCACTCAGCATCTTCTGACAACAACTCAGGGTCAATCGCCTCCTCCAGCTGCTTAATGGCAGCCATGCGATGCGGCACTCCTGGCTTGTACCACTCAAAAAACGGCAGCAACGCGAGCGCCATGGCGATGACCAGCAGGGTCACTTGGATGATGCCGGACAAGGTCTATTTTTCAATCCTTGTGTCAGGCAGCAGCAGGTCACGCAGGTGCTTGACAGCCAGATCGTCTAAATCGTTATCCGTGCGTGAAACCACCTTCTCGCACATCGCGACAATCAGTTCTTTGAAGGCCCGTGATTTCCACATGGTCATCAACACAGGCTTGAGGATTAGAAGCATTGGCCTGGCCTAGTTACCCTTAAAGCGTAGCTCTGTTGCGCTATGGCAGAAACTCAGCAGACGAAAACCGAGGAGCAAGAGGATCACAGCACTGGTTGGCTTGGCGATTTTGTCAGGCTGACCATCATGATCTGGGCCATGGGTGTGATCACCGCCAACTACCTAGGCATTTTCAAGCAGTCAATCGACGTGACTTTTTCGGCTTCGCTGCTTTCCTCTACTGCAGCCAGCTACGGCCTCTCTGTAGGCCGTAACGGTCAAAAGAAGAAAGAAGAGAAGAGCGTTATCGTTGACAACAAAGACACCAAAGTCGGCATCAAATGACCCGCACACTTTTGGTATTGGGGATCACTTTGGCAGCTGCTTTGCCTGCTAAGGCAGACATCACCCACAAGATTCAGTCCTCTGTGCAACTCCAAGTCGATGGGGCAGCATCACAGGCTTCAAGAATTGGCAGCACTCTTGCTGTCAGCGGTAGCAACGTCACTCTGGATACTGCTCCTGTCCTCGGGACTCTCACTGCTGGCTCTGCTGTGGGTTATACGCCAGGTGCCTACAGCATCACAACAGCGGGTGACGCCTTCAGCTACAGCGAGTCATACATCGAAGGTGATGCCACGCCGTCAGACACCTCAGTAAGCAGCGGTGTTGTCACCAGCCTTCCAATGCTCGGCAACACAACAACAACTTCAGGCGGTGTCGCTGGCAGCCTGGCTGGCACGATTGCCTCAGACGGGGCAATGACGATCACGGCGGGTGGAAGCGGTACTACGGCGACAGGTCAAGTGGTTCTCAGCATCGAAGTTGACTGATGCGCTGGCTTTTGCTGCTGTTGTTATCTGCTCCAGCAGCACATGCAGTTCCCGTGGTTCCTAACTTCGCTCAAGGAACTATGACCAGCCATACAGAAACAACCAGCAAGGTCACCGAAACCATCGTCAGTGAAAATTACTCAACAGGCTTTGAATATTCGGCGAGTGGCGTCAATATCAAGCCTGATGGCCCAATTAACCCTGTCTCCAGCACAACGGTCAACGCATGGACCTCATTAGGAGAGCGACCCAACTGGTCAATCGTCAAACCTGGCGAAGCGTTCCAGTTCGTCGAAACATTGCACGGGCCTGGCTTGTCAAACAAGACAACCATTCAACGGGTCACAGAAATCACAAGCGTCACAGATACGGTTTCCTCATTCTCGGAGTAATCCTTTGCGCGCCTGTTAGAGCGAACGACATCGGCGGCATATCTGCAACAGCAGCGCCAACAGCGACAAGCTCAGGGTCAGTGCAAAACTCAGCTGTGCAGATCTTGCAAGGCTCAGCAATTACCAATACCTACGGCGGCAACATTCAGTGCCAAGGTCCAACGCTGACTGTCACGCCATACCTCAACCGCACCAAATCATGGGGGCTGCCGTATGAATACAGCTACCCAGACCCGGTCTATGACCTCAGCGACCTGGACGATGACGGCCGCCTAGACAACCCAGGTGATGTGCTGTTCTTTAAAGACACGCGCACAGGGCAGAAAGATAACCACAACTGGAATGTGGGCTTGTCAATCCAAGCCACCATCCCGCTTGATCAAGGCTTACAGCGCCGCTGCAAAGAGGCAGTTGACACTCAGCTCGCACTGCAACAACAGCTGCTGGCCAACAAAAGGCTGGACTTTGAAATCAGCAGGCTCAAGCACTGTGGGGAACTAATGATGAAGGGCATTCGCTTCGCCAAGGGCAGCCCTTATGAAAAGGTGTGCCGCGATGTGCGGGCACACCACCCAATCCCCCACACCCATTCTATTTCCGTAAAGACCTCTGGAACTTCCGACGCTCGCTGACACTCTCAACTTTGACTTTTTTACCGATTGCCTGTTGAAGTTTCTTTGCCAACTTCTTAATCGTCGGCCGGATCGCCTTGAGCAACAGTGGCGTTGCCAAAGCTGCTGAGACAGCAATGGCTGATGTCCCTGCTGTATTTACAGCCTGGGGAATCGTGGGGATCGCCTCAATGACGCGCTGAGTTAACGGCTTTGCTTCTGTCTTTGGCTTTGGCGTTTCTGCTGGTGGAGCCGGCGGTGCCGGTTGTTCGTTTTTTGGCAGCTTTACCGGCGGTGATTTTGCAGCTGGTGGGTCAGCAGGTCTAGGTGCTGCAGGTTTAACAGGTTGCGGTTCAACCTCAGGCTCCATATCCATTGGATTGAAGTGCGGCAGGTCAATGACAGGCACGCCGATGTCTAATGTGACCGGCGGTGCTTGCGGGATTGCGACCTGGGGCAGATCTGTAACCGCGTTAATCTCAGGGACGACAATCTCAGGGATGTCCATGAAGTCAGGCGATCGATTCGTGGCAGGTCAGCTTTTCATTGAAGCCACAAAGCACAGAGAAGGTCCGCCGCTGGTTTATGTCTGCAAGTCTGGCAAGTCCTCAATGCTGTTCACCGATCCGCAAGCGTTGTTGAAGTTCGTGCGTTGGCCTAAATCAACGCCCACAGGTCAGGAATTGCGCGAGTGGCTCGATCACTGGGACGCCCCAGAAGTAGAGCCGCAGGCCGAAACTAAAATGGTGACGTGATCGCAGGGCCTGTCTCCGTTGGCAGCTTTGGCATCTCAGGAATCTCTGGGACGGGCACCTGATCGAGAATCGTCTGCGTCAGCTCTAGCTTCAGCTCGCTGGCGTAGTTTTTGACCATTGATGGCACGCGCGTGTAAGCCATAACGCCCATGACGGCCATCGTGCCAGACATGACAAAGCCGAGAACACCTAGCAGGTTGTAGACCTTTTGCATAGCAAAAAGGCCCCTGTGAAGGGGCCAAGAAACGTGTGAGGTTCCAGCTAGAAACTAGCTCAGAACTTGTACTTCATGCCAGCCTTCAGGCCATAGCCAGCGTCGCTGTCCTTGTACTTGGCATAGGACACCTCGCCGTAAACATCCAGCGGTTCCGCCACAGGAGCAGACACGTTGGCCTTGCCAGAGAAGCCGACAGAGGTGTCACCTGCATCAGGCTGCAGCCAAGATGGGCCGCCTTGGATGCTGAAGTTGCCCTTCTCCCAGCCGACATGAGCGTCAAAAACAGCACCGCCAAAGTCAGAACCTGACCAGGCACCATTCCACTCAGGATTCAGGAAAAATCCGTCGGCCTTGGCTGCAGGAGATCCCAGCACAGCTGCCGAAACGACGGCACCACTCACAAGAAGAGTTTTGAACATTGGAAAGGGAATTAACGTTTTCCTTGGCCACGATACTTCTTGCGGCCGTGTGACACTTTCGAGTGCTGTCCATCACCTTGACGCGTCTTTTTGGGCCGGCTAGGGACAAAGTTTTGGCCGTTAAGTGACTTGGCCATCAGTAGCCGTCAGTTGACTCCAGGTTGCGGTATTTCTCCGCTAAGCCAACAAAAAGACCATGCTGGGGATGGCTGATCATGTCGCGGCCATCAAGGAAGAACAATTCTTCCATCCAAAGCACTCTTGCCTTTTGCACGTCAACATCAGTCGCGCCGTAGCTGGCGGTCATTAAAGGATCAGGGCGTTGCATCAGATCACCAGCCAGAAGGTTTGCCAGATGCCTGAGTCGGATTGATCTGCTCAGTGATCCGTGCAGCAAGCTGATCCTGAATCTCAGTGACCTTTTCAGCGCCACCGAGCTTGGCCTGAACAGCAGCCACAATGTCAGCCTCAGTCAGATCTTCAAAATCGGCCAAGGTGTCAGGACGATCCAAGCCGATGCTGCCGTATGCGCCTGAGTTGTAGGCGTTGCCTCCAGAGTCAACCTGATCGCTGATTGCGGTCACCGTGTAGTGAGCCGTGTGAGCAAAACCGTCGCTGAGGTCTCTGTTGAGGTCAGCGATTTTCCAAACGTAGGTGTTAGCCATGATGGTGTGAAGTCAGAGAAAGTTTAGGCCGATCAGCAAGCCATCAGCACACAAGGTACGCAATAGCTGCCGTCTGAGTAAGTAGTAGAAACCGTGGTGCTAGTCACCTTGGCGATGGTCTTTGAACGCACAATGTCATCGTCCTGCGGTTTTGCCGTTCCATCACCAGCAGACATCAGTAAATCACCGCGTGCAACGGTTGTGCCTTGTGCAATGCGAATGATGAAGTCACCCGTCATCGCGCAGTAAAAGTCGTTGATATAGGTGTCATCGTCATCGTCCCAGGCTTGGAAGACGCCAGCCACATTGACATCGCCTTCAACATCGCTGACCTTCATGCGGTTTAGCTGTTCGTTGTCCTCTTCGCCCCATTCGCACATCTCATCAAGGTTGCTCAGTACAGAGCCACGCAAAATTTCCGTGCGTTCTACACCGCCTGCAAGTTGTGACCAGCGAGAAAGGTGACCACCGTTATAGGAAACGGTGGAACCCGAAACCGTAATGGTTCCTTCTTCATTGCCAGCTTGGCGAATACTAACAATAAGTCCATCATTACCTTGCCTTCCAACATACAATGATGCACCGCTATTTCTGTAATGCTGAACAACTCCGCTTGGTTCAAATCGATGTCCTGTTGCAGTTGAAGAGGCTCCACTAAATTGTTCAGTTGTGCCAATTAAAAAATTTCCATCACTTGTAATCCTTGCCCGCTCGGTCGGGCTGCTTGCACCGTTCGCTGTGGTATGAAACATCAGCCGCCCTGGCACGTCATCGCCACCAGGGGTGCTATCTACTTCAGCATTAATTAGCACTGAAACGTTGTTGTAGTCATTGCCATCGTGAGCAATCCATTGAATCTTGCCAAGACCGTCGCCAGACTGAACAATGCCGTCATTTCGTGATTTAGCCAGCGAAAAGAACGGCGGAGCCACACTGTCTGCAGTCCGTATAATGCCTAAACCTGCGCTAGCACCTGAGGCTTTTATTTGGGCTTTATAGGAGTCAGTGCCGAGTGAAGTGCTGGCAGTAGTTCCTATGAGGAGCCTGCCACTTGAATCGATGCGTGCTGCCTCGCTATTGTTAAATCCCAAAAACTGCAAAGAATCATCACTTCCGTCAAAACTGACGCCACCCATTACAGAATCATCTGCATCACCAAACTGAATACCAGCAGTACCACCTGATGAAGCAACGACTCTGATTTGCGTATCTGAGTCACCGTTAATTTGCAGCTGTCTACCTGGTGACGAGGTGCCTATTCCGACGCGATCACTACCTGCATCGACAAACAGCATGTGAGTATTGCCGTTTGACTCCACGCGGAAGTTAACATCATTGCTGGGCTCATTAACAATAACTTCACCCGTTTCAATACGGAAACGCTCTACACCGCCAGTCGCAAAACCAATCCGATCAGCAGCATCGCTAAAAATGCCAGTATTCGTATCGTCAGCAAACGCAAGACCAGGCGATGAGGCACTGCCGTCCTCAATCAGCATCGTGCCGTCAAGCTCACGCAGCGTGATCCATGCATTATTAGAACTGTTGCGCAGCTTGAGGGTGTTAGTGGTTTCATCAGCCCACCACTGATACTTGAACGTCGTAGCTGGCTCTGACGTTCCGCTGTTATTTGAAACGATTGCCTGTAAAACGCTATTGATGTCTTGACGGACCGCTTGACCAGTGCCATTCGCGATGTCGTAATCGTGTTGGGTTGCCATGACCTAGCCCGTTGCGGACAACATTCCCTGCATATTAAACGCCCCTGCCAAAGCCCACAGCTGTGTAAGTGAAGTTGCGATCAACGTTGCTGCCGCCTGAATTCAGCACGTCAAGATCAAAACCAGTGCTAGTCACGTTGCTTACGTTGACCCGTTCGCCTGCGCCAAGATTCTGCACCGTGATGCCGATGCTGGGCAGGAAGCTGTTGAGGTTGCCCAGCGCCGAGGTGCCGACAAAGAAGGCATTATTGAAGGTCACCGACTTGGTGCTAGTGCCTGATGCGATGGGCTGGCTGATCTCCTCCCTGCGCTGGAAGCTGGTTTCATACCCCAGCTGATCAATCAAGATGTTCTGCGCAACGTCTGCGCTAGTCAGCTCTGCCTTAAACTGAAATGCACGAGCATCAAACGTGCCGTTTACAAATTCTCTCCATGCACCATAAGTTGGAGAGCCAGAGGGATCGTCATTTGTGCTTCGCATATAGAGCTTCGCATTAACAGCATCAGCCTGCGTGCCGTCAAAGTCGTTCCAGGTGTCAATCAGCGCAGTGCGGGCGTCAATAGTGTCATTGGGGAAGAAAGCCCTAGTGACAAACCGCCGCTTGATGTCCAACGCAAATCGTGCACCAAGATCAAGCGTGCTGTTGAACTGATACTCAGCAGAGCTTGGAATTTCACCTAAGAAATCTAAAGACGTGATGGCATCAAAATCAGTTATTGAGTCAATGTTGTCGCTACCAGCAATAACTAGACCATCTAAGTCGTCGCTGTAGAAACAATCAGTCTTTGCGCCTTGGAACGGCGGGGTGTCCTGATCTTCTCTGCGTGTCTGGACCGTGATCCTGCCAAGCGGATCAGGGAAATCCATCAGCACGCTAGTGGCATTAGTGCTCTTGTTCCCCAGCTCATCCTCAAACTTGACCAGCACCTCACCTTCGACCAGCGGGATGATCGCCTCAGTTGAGTTGCCAGCGACAGCAGGGATTAGATCAACAGAGTTAGGCCAGGTTGCCGATCCATCAGTCAGGTTGCTGTGCTTAACGTGAACAAGGCCGTTCACCTTCACGTCAAGATCAACAGTCTGATCCCAGCGCAGGCGAGCACTGTTGGCGCTGATCGGTTCAATCGACAGATTCTGCACATCAGCAGGCACTGCTGTCTTGCCCAGCAGCGTGAATGTTGCTGTTGCCGTTGCGCTCTGCTTGCCTAGATAGTTTTTGGCGCGGATCTGAACAGTGAGCGTGCCAGCTCTCAACGTCCGCAAAGTTACAGACGGATTTGAAGTGTTTATTTCAGTAAAGTTGTCGTTGTCTAGTCTGTACTTAACAAGAAACTCATTGACATTTACTCTGTCGTGCTGCCAACTCAGGTCAAAACCAGTGTGAACCGTTTGACCTTCTTCATATAAAAACTCAGTGCCAGTCAAACCTTCTGGCGCATTTGGCGTTCCGGTCAGATTGCTGATGTCTCGCGTTGTTAGTGCAATGTCTTGCTCAACAAAGTCATAAATAGACTGGTTGTAGGCAACAGCAGTGATGCCAATAGTGCCGTCATCAGATTCAGCTACAGACACCACCCGATACTGCTGCGACTGAATGTCGCTTGTTTGGATCAGATAAATCGCTTGTGATTGCGGCGCTTCACTGAAAGCCTCAGTGACAGTGATAGCAGCGCCTGAGATGCTGCTAATCGCCTTTGTTTCAACCAAACCTGTTGACAGCAGCACTGACAACGTCGGACTTGCTGCAAGATTCACAGACAGATCAGTGTCACTATCAATCGTGACGACAGTTGTTGTTGCAGAACTGACCCTGCCGCTGCGACGTGTGCCAGCACGCAACGGATCAGCAATGTCAATGACAATGCCTGGCGTGACAACAATGCCAGCATCAATAGGAACCGCAAAGCTGACTGTCTCTGATAACAGCCTTTCGGTTGTCAGCAACCATTTGCCCAGCCTGTGCGCTTGGCCTTGGCTGTAACAGCCGATTGCCTTTACGTCCTTATTAACAATGCCGTATTTGGCAACGGCCTCATGATCCTCAACGTATTCATACTCAACCTCACCAAGCGTGTCATAGCTTTGCCATGCCACCGTTGCGCAGGTGTGCCGCGTCTTCTCTGCTGTGCCGCTGTAGGTGAACACACCATCAACAACGTTGCTAGGGCCGAGCAGATATTGCGAATCAGCGGGCTTGTCTTGACGCAGAACAAGTGAGCCAGCGCCGTAATAACTAATGCCCCTGAAAATGCTGGTTAGCTGCTGAATAACGTTGTAAACCTCGTCACGAGTGTTGAGCAGCAGGTTAAGGCTGAACCGTGGCTCTTGTCCGCCTTTGCCATCATCGACAAGTTCCGAACAATATCTTGAAATTTCATAGAAGTCGAACAGGTCCAGTGATGCTTCTGGAACGCCGCACCCATAGCGGGTGTCTGTGAGCAAATCGAATAAGCACCAAGCCGGATCTGACGTCCACGTCGCCGCAGACAGCGTGCCATCAAACAACCCTGAATAAGTGATGCGCCCCAGGTGTGTTGTGGTGTCAACCGTGCCGTTGCTAGGGATCCTGACCTTTGTGCCACGAATCAGATATTTTCGCCGTGGGATGTTTTGGAACTGCTTTGCACTAAACCGCAGGCCAACTAATGCTGAGTTTGGATAGGCGAGCTTCTCGTCTTGAATCTCTGTGTAGCTAGTGAAAAATGTGTTGCTCGCTTTTTTGCTTGAAGTCTCATCTGCGCTAACCCTTACAAGTCGCAAATCAACAGGGAAGCTGCCTGTAAGTGGGATTAAATAATCGCGCTGGTAGCGGCTGCTGCTCTTGCCCGAGATGGTGTCAGAAAGAACGTCATTGTATCCACCGCCATCATATTGAGCCTGTATTTTAATCTGAACAGTGTGGCCAAGAATGTCTCCTTTATCAGTAACCTCTTGCAGACTTGGCAGCGAAATAGTTACACGAACCCTGTCAACATCAGAATTAGTGATTGATCTGGTTACAGGGGTTCCGTTCGTGACTTCTACGTTTACGGCACGCACTGTTTGAATACCTCCTGAAGGATCAGGGATATGAGATTGCCCTTGCGTTCCATTAGTTGAGGCAACTGCAAAGTTGTCAAAATTAAAGCTGCCATCGGCGTTTTGCAGCGGTGTGTCTTCTAAAAAAATGCTTTTGCCGCCATCATCAAAACCTTGAATTTCGCCCTCACAGAGCAGATCAAGAACGCTGGCAAACTGTTCAGACGAAAGCGAATCATCTTGCTCAGTAGGCGTGCGGCCACCACCGCCGCCACCTTTGCCGCCACCACCAGAGCCGAGAATTAGTTTTTCTTTGCGCATCAGCTTTTACGGCGGAGGAGGAAAGCCAGGGTGAGATTTTCTTCGCTTTGGTCGTTAGGTGAATGGTCTACATCAAGACCGCTGCTGATCACTGCAGAGCCAACAACAACACGCCCATAGGCTATAGGCACCGCTAAGCCTTGCTGACTGGTGTTGGTGATTCCGCTGAAGCTGAAGTTTTGAATTCGATTGGCCTCTTTCAGTTCAAGCCCTGATGGCGGCGTGGGCGAGATGATCTGCGCCACACCAGTCAGAGCCAAGCCAGCACCAATAACGCCAAGCGCCGCAGAGCCTGCGCCTGCATAAATACCAGTCGCGCCGAGAAGGCCAGTCGCACTTGTTCCTAAGCCAGTGCCACCAGCGAATAACGCAGAGCCACCAAAGGTGACAAATGACGCACCAAGCAACACCGCGCCGAGCAAGAAACGTCCCCAGCCACCACCGGCACCTGCAATCACGGGAGTAATGCTGAACACCTCACGCTCTGACCAAGGCAAGCCCAGCAGACTGGCGTCATCAGGCGTCGCTTCCTGCTTGCCAACTCTTACCCGATAGCCAATGCCATCCTTCTCACTGTCAATTAACCACTTGTCTAAGCCCGGAAAATTGACGCACAAAGCCTTAATTGCTTGGGCAGGTGTCGCCACGTTCAGCTCGAAGCGGCACTGGCCTAGCCGCTCCTTCAAAGCGCCGTAGACCTTAACGACTTTCATGGCGGATCGCCCGGTCTGTGGCCTTCAAATAATAGCCACCCAGTAAATCCCTAGAACTTAGACGGCCCTGCACATGATGCAAAATCTGCTGGTCGCCAAGGTAGATCGCAGCATGATTTGGAACAGGTGACTGCAGGTTCATCAGCAGCAGATCACCGCGCTGCAGCTGCTCAAGCGGCACCCGTGAAAACCCTTCCTTGGCAAAGTTTTCCACATACATGTTCTCCCCGTTGTGCCACCACTGATCACGTCGGTGATAGTCGCGCAACGTGATGCCATATTCACGCTGAAAGAAGTCACGCACCAAGGTGTAGCAGTCCACAATGCCGTGGACAAACTCACGGCCCACATACTGCAGCTGAAAGCCGTCTGGCTCGCAATACCCCCAGCCCTCAGTTTTTGGATTGACGATGAACCAAGGCAGACCGGACTTTTCACAGGCAACACGGTCAGCCTCTGACGGCCTGGGGTTGGTTACAGGGTGACTGTGAACGATCGCCACAACCTCGCCTTTGTCTTCCACCTCATGCCAACCGTCAAGCACGAAATGCTCATCAGGTGTCTGGGCGATGTTGCGACAGGGGAAGTAACGACGCCTGCCCTTTACAACAGCAACTAGCCCGCAGGCTTCCTTAGGGAACTCATCCTTAGAGTGCTGCAGAATTTCGGCCTGCATCGTCGCAGTCAATTTCATCGCGTTAGGCCAGCTCCAGGAAAGGATCCAAACGGCAACGTTCCATTTTCACCAAACCGGAGCTTGCAAGATGCAAGGCGCTTGCCACACACATCCTCAGCCAACGTACTGACGCTGTTGCCATTCACATCAAAGTAATTGCTGCCGGTGTAGCTGCACTCGCTGCTCCTGTAAATCCATTGGCAAGTGTTGGCAACAAGCTGACGTTTGGGGAGTTTTTGCCCGATGAGATCGAACTCACTTGCAAGCTCAAACACCACAACATCGCGTGTTTCTGTTGCCTTCCGGTTAATCCGCCAGATCTCTGTGGGGAACCTAGCGTTAGGGTCTGCCGTTGATTCGCCGTCTAGGTAACGCTTGAGAGTGCGGATGCGCTTGACTGTTGCACCTGTCAAGTCGTTGCCTGCTGTTGTGGCATTGACCAATGCCAAAATGGTAGTCATGGTCCCGTCAAGGTTGGCAATCGTTAGCGTTGGTTGCGGGAGGGTGCCGCTCGATTGCATCTCAAACCCGTCAGCCTGAACTGGAAAACGGGTGTAAGCATTGCCGTCAAAAATAATGTTGCCGCTCACATCAGCGTTGGTGCCTGAATGGAAACGGTAAACATCAGAGCTGCCGTGCAACGTGCTGTCTAAATGCAACTCAAACAGCTCGATGATCGCGCTTGGCGCGAGCACAGAAACGTCACCGTAAACGCTGCTGATCGCAGTCCAAACAACAGTGTTATCAGTGATTGTGCTGCCAATGTCTGTCGGCCAACTCGGCTCACTGCTGGCAGAGGTGCCAGCTGTTGTGCAGCGAAACCACAGGCCACTGTCTTGGCTTGTGGTAGCTCTGCGTATATCGCCAACAGAAAAGGCTGTGCTGGCTGCCCATGCTGCGACTGCTGCCATTACGGTTCAGGAACTTGCTCAAAGGTGGCGTTGATTGTTGCCAAGTTTGCGTATGGGATCGACTTTGTCCAGCTTGGACACACCCACTTGTAAGAAGTAGAAGAGCCTGGCGGCTGCCAGTCGAACGACGCACCATCGTCAGCGCGTGCATCCAAGAATGTTTCAATCGTGTCTGAGTCAGCCTCAGAAATGTTCTGAAAGGTCAGCGTCCAAACCTTCATGTTCTGGTTTAAGCCGTAACGCAAGCGAACTTGATAGCCGTCGCCCAGCTGCACACGCCGTATCCTCGGCGCACTGTTTTTCTGCGCGTTGTAGTCAGGCTCAATAGATGGAAAGGTTGCCATGATCAGACCGTTGCGAGCAAACCACCAGGGCGCTTCTGTTTCAAGATTTCAGTTTGCACAGCAAAGCCAATGGCCTTGCCGAGCTGTGCGGCTTGTGCGCCATCACCTTGCACTGAAGAGCCTGAAGCATCAACACTGACATTCACGGTAGTTGCGCCACCGCCTGAAGCTTCAACGCCGAGTCGACCGCTGCGACCGCGACGCAAAGGAAGGATGCCCTCTGGTCCGGCCTCGCCCATCAGCCCCATACCGTTCGCCATAGGAAACAGCGTTGGCTTATTTACAACACCGCCATAAGCAAATGGTGTGACCTTGCCTTGGCTAATGACACCGCCATCAGCAAAAGGCAGAAGGGCTCTAACACCAGCCTGAATCACAAGCGAGGCCATCTGATTCAAGATGCCTGACAACGACTCGCTCAGAGATTTAGTGCCCTGCAGCAGGCCCATGATTGCATTGCTGAGGCCAACCTCAATCGTGCTTTTCATCGACTCAAACACGTTGTTTGTCTGTTCAGCAGCTTCCTTGAGCTTTTTCTGCTCCTCAACGCTAAGAATCTCAAGATCTAAGAAAAGCCTTTGATTAGCCAACTGCATCTGAAGTGGATCATCAGTTGCCTCGATGGCCCTGACAGTCCTCTCATGCGCCTCTGCACGTTTTTGATCAAACTCAAGCCCAATACGCTTGACCGGGTCTTCCTCTCGCAGGAGAGCAAGCCTATCTTGCGAGGCAGTGACAGCATCTTGCGCAGAGACCCTGCCCTTCTGTTGAGCGTCAGCCAGCTTCAGCTCTATATCAAGAATCTGTGTAAGCAGCCTTTCACGTTCCTTGATTGCCTTCGCTGGATCAGTTCCGTCTGGTGATGGCAGTTTTGGAGGATCAACCAAGCCAGAGCCTTGAGGCAATGAACCGCCGCCAAGCGCCCCCTCAGCAAGCTGACCCTCAAGGATTTGAATTCGTTCGCGTGCCCTGTCCAGCCGTGACTGATCAGCCCGACGGCCTGCGCCACGGCCCTCAAGTTGCTGCCTTTCAAGCAGCGCAAGATTATTCTGTTCTTTAGCTAAAGCCGCTTGCAGTTCAAGGACTGTTCCCTCTTGCAGCAGCTTGTTGAAATCTTTTTGATCAGTCGCGGCTTGACGCAAAGCATCAGCAAGGCCAACAACACCTAAGGCCAAAGCCGTTACTGGCAAGGCTGACATCAAGCCAGTGCCAACAGCTAGAGCCTTGTTAAGCAGTCCCTGCGCAAGAGCGGTGGCGGCAATTTGCGTGCCAAAAGCCGCGAAAATAATGCGTATGTTTGACAGCGCAGTGACAAGCTTCAACGCAAGCATTGACTCAAAGGCTTTCCTGAGGCCAATGACAGCGCCAGTGACTAAGCCAATTTCAGCAACAGTTTTAACGGCTTCAAAGTTGACATCACCTAACGCTGTAACAAGCTTGTTTGCATTGTCCAGTGCGTCCTCAACAGCAGGCGTCAATGCCTCGCCAAAAGAACGCGCAAGCTGATCAACGTTGTCCTGCAACGTGCTGAACTTACCCGCCAACGTTGTTGACTGGCTGATTGCGCCTCCTGCATACTTCCCGCCCGCAGAAGTGATCCTTTCAAGGATCGCAAACACAGCCTCTGCGGAGATCTGATTCTTCCGCATCGCGTCGGCAAACTCTGCGCCGCTCAGGTCATAGGCATCCCGCAGCGCAGTCTCAATATCAACCCCGCGCTCCCGGAGCTGGTTGAGTTCTTCTGCCTGCAGAGAACCACGGCTTTGAATCTGACCAAACGCACGGGCAATGCCCTCAAGATCACCACCAGTTGCGCCAGCAACATCACCGAGCCGCTTGGTGGTATCAACAAGCTTGGCCGTGTCGATGTTGTAAGCCTTGAGCAGCTTCGCTGTTTGAATCAGCTCTGAGCTTGTGAACGGCGTTACAGCGCCAAACTCTTGCAGCTCTTTGATGACAGTCTGAGCCTGTTCAAGGCTGCCAGTCAGAACCTCCAGGCTCTTGGTTTGTGTCTGCAGCTCAGCTGTTTTGATCAGCGTGAAACGCAGCCCTTGGAAAACAGCAAAAGCACCGCCAAGACGTGCGGCAACAGTGGCCAAACCAGAGAAGCTTTGCTTCAGTTTCTGCGTCTGGCTTTCTGTCCTTCTGAATTGACGCTCAAGCGCCTGCACTTCAGCCTGGCCGTCAACCTTGGCTCTGATGCGGATGAGTGCGTCTTGAGCCATTACTCAGAGCGGTTGCCGTTCATAAGTTTGAGAACTGTAGCCTCGACAATCTGCAGTTTTTG